TATCTATATTTTTTATTTTCACTACTTGCTCCTTTTTGCAAATGTTTTTACATTGTTAGGTTTTTTACCTTTACGACCTTTACTTTCAGCCTTACGTTTTCTTCTAACAGCAGAAGCTATTTGAGACTTAGTCATACGTGCAGCCTTTGCAGCAGGTACACATTTAGGATATTTTCTTTTACTTCCCTTAGCAGATTTACGACCACACTTATTATATCCTCCATTCTTTTTTCTGGAACTAATATCTACCCAGTCTTCTTTAAACCACTTTTTTAAACCAGTCTCTGCCATTACTTCCCTTTTCTATATCTTCCGCCTTTTTTCTTATAGCATCTAACAAGCCATGCATTAGCATAAGCAGATGGATAAACATCAAACTTACGTTTTGCTTGTGACTTGCAACTAGCATACAATGCTTTATCTATAGGATTATTTTTAGCCATATTACTTCTTCTTTCTTTTTTTAGCTGCTAATATTTTTTTCTGTAAAGCAGGTGGTAATGTTTTTTGTTTAGCTGTTAAACCACCAGAGGCTTTTGTTTTCTTTTTTTTCTTTTTCATAGTTTTCTTTTTCTTTGCTGGTCTTCCTCTTTTAGTACCGTATGATCCTGTTCCGTATGGCATCTTATTCTCCTTTTAGCACTTCCATCTTCTACGTGCTTGTCTTAGTCTTGAATTTGGATTTCTTGCTGCCTTTGGAAACTTCTTCATTTGTCCTGCTGATCTAGCACAAAATGATTTACGTCTCTTTGCAGCCTTGCTTCCCTTCTTTACTTTACCTGTAACTGCTGTCTTCAACTTACTACCAGGGTTTAATCTTCTATAAGCTTTTACCCCAGCCTTAGTCATGCCAGCACCTTTTTTAGTTGCTCTAAAATTTTTCTTATTTCTTGGTGGCATCTTTGCTTTTTTTCTTGGCATACCTACTCCTAATAATTACTTTGTTGTACGTGTCTCATGCCAGAAACTCTATTTCTATTAGCAAACATCTTACCTTCTTTAATACCTTTTTCAAATTTTGCATTAAAATATGGTGCCATTTGTATCATATCTGGTTTTGTTTCATATCCTAAGGCAATAGCTTTATCAACTAAATATTGATGAAACTGACCTGGCAATTCACTCTGATCACCCATACCACCAGTATCATCTTCTAAAGTTTTAAAATGATCTGCTTTCTTGTGATAAAATAATGTAATAGTAAATGCTGCATCAACAGATGTAAATCTATTCTTCTCACTTTTTAGTGGATCATATAATGCAATACCTATTGAATCACGTTCAAACCAATAAACATACTGCTTTGTTGTTCTTGTATATACTCTACTATAATTTGGCATTATGTTATATCCCTATATTCTGGTCTACCTATTAATCTTTTAATTTCTTTTACATTGCCGTCAGCATCTTGTAAATCAACTGACTTTACTTCTAATATAGAATCTTTTAATCCATAAAATCTTTGGTCAGCAACTGTATTAAATTTAGTTGCTTCATCTAACACCAAAGTTCTTTGAGAAAACTCATCAGATGCTTGATTTAATAAATGAATTATTTCATTTGTACCAAG